TAATGACGTGCCTGACGCACAGATCAGAGGCATTGAAGCACAACCATGGATCTACTACGTGCTCGACGTCAATACCAACATCATCAACGGTCCACTAACGTCATCGGAGATGGACAGTGCTTAGGTCGTGGCGACCCGGTGATTTAGCGATCGTCTGTGGCAATAGCCTCATCAGTCGACTCAACAGCAATGTGGCACAGTGGACATTCGGTCACAAGCTTGTCATCATCGTCGGCGGAGTCAACAGGTGGGTTAGTTCTTCTGACGATGAAGATGTCGTGCAATGTTACATCGTCATGGTGTCTCACACAGACTACGGTGCACACGCTCCAGGTGGCAATCTCAATCCCATCACATGGCCCCACGTCGTGCCGCTAGTCAGTGGCTTGTACTCGGTACCGAGCGACAGGCTGCTCGATCTGACGGAGTTCAGTGAACCAGGCCGCCTGTTTGGCACCCAGAGGCTGCGAGATTAATTGTCGTCACCTAGGTGTAAGCAACTGCCAGTTATACTTGAGGTTTTCAAGTGACGACGAGAAGATGAAGATCTTGTCGAGCGCTAAGACGTCGAACCTCACGCTCTCCCGTACACGACCGATAAACATGACGGCCATCACCAGCCCGGTGAATCCTGGGTAAATAACATCACCGTGGTCGCCCCTGTACCAGTGCGATTCCCACGCCCGCATCGGATGTAGGGCGGCAATTAGGTCACCCGGTTGCAGCGTCAAAGGCCGCGGCGTCACTTGAGTCTGAAAGATCGCAACACATCACCGCACACCACACCGGCGCCCGATCGTTCCGAATCGGCCTTGCAGGCGATGACATAACCCAGGTGCGTTGACGCTTGGCCAATGCCCACGATGCCGAAACCCAACTTGGCGTCGGTGACAATGATCGTCATCGATGCCGGCGAGCCCCCGACGTCAATCATGTTACGTTTGATGAAGGAGGGTGTGCCTTGCACCAGTCGCGGCGCCTGCATCGCCACGTTCCCAGCGAACTGTTCAGGCGTCTCCTCTTCATCCATGCCCCGCGCGGTGACGATGACACCCGTGGGTGAACGGGTGCTCGGCCCGGGAGCGTGCGCACGGGTGGCCTCAGCATTGTCTTGATCGATGATCCAACCATCGGGGAACGTCATTGACCAATTTGCGTGATTGATGACGACGCGTGCAGGCGTAGCAGCGGCGCTTGCCGGGCTAGAGTGTTGGTGCGTACAGCAGGCAGTCGTGACGACCAGTAATGCTAGAGCACTCAATCGCTTCATCATGGCTCAACACTACATGGGGGGCGGACAATTGTCCAAAGGTTGTCGTATCCCTCCCAATCGAGCTCAAGTATCGTCATCTCACACCAACCATGACCTGACATCAACCCATTGACTAATTGCCCGATCGATGAACGCTCGTAGTAGGCGAGAGTGGCCTGTTCTTCGCTGGAGATGATGAACGCATGGTTGCCACTGACGTGGAAGACGATCATGTCCCCCGGGCGCACGGGCAACACCTTGCGGGCGAGGCCGTCCATCGCTCGGCGCAGTTCAGGGCGCACGGTGGAAGACTCGCCAGCGTTTTCCGCGCTCATCATCAAACAACACTAGCACCTTGACATATTCACCGATGATGACTGTCACCACGTTGTAGCGACCCTCAACACGTTTTTCAACATTGACAATGAAGGCCAATATGGGCTTGCCGGTCGTCGCGCGGAAATCAATGAGCAAGTGGCCCGGTAACAATGGAAGATCAGCGGCCATCTTTCGTAAGTAATCGTTCGAGTTCACAGCGCAATGTCACGTTGATCGGGGGCCGTGGCCGTGGGTGCCGGGGGCGTGATTGTGGTCGCGGTCGGGGCGGCGTACGGTGCACACTTGCACACGACGTTGTTGTCGATGATGTGGAGCGAAGTGTGGGGCGGACACGTGGCCACGTCGTGCTGTTCAGGTTCAACATTGACAATGACGTCAACGCACGCATTGCGCTCGTCCAGCCTTTCAACGCCGCGTCCCAACACGAACGTCAACCCAATTATAACCGTGGCGATGAAGGAAACGATCAGGCCATCAGTGACAGGTTTGAAAGACTTTGCCCACATGTTCAAGCTCCTCTTACAGCACGCACCATGAACGATTGCGATCATTGTCATCGAGGAGTAATTCGTGCACTCGTTCCTCGAACAATGCTAACACTGACCAAGTCATCTCATTGATGAAACCTCGACGTTGTTGATGTTGACACGAGATGATCAAACCCACGGTATACATCGGTGTCAACCATGGATCACGGTTTAGATCAATGCGCCTAGTCACGGTCTTAAGTAGTGAACCGGGCTGCATCTGATCAGAGTGTAATCCACGTAGGAAGGATGTACTGTGATTGAGATGGAATTGATGTCTCAAGAGCGTACTTCAATCGTGCTTGAGGGCCATGTGACCCTGTCACGACCCAACTACACGACGCCGTTGTCGGCGATTGAATTGGCTCACATCAAGGCGGGCGAACCGCTGGCGATTGCCGCGGGGCGTAATCCCACCACCAACGGCATCACCTTCTTGCTGGCCTCAGGTGAACTCAGGGAGTTGGCTAATGCCAGCAGCCTAGGAATTCCTGATGGCGCTGTCAGGCCCACCGATCACGGTCAAACGCTCGCTGTAGACTGGTACGCCGGCGACTTTGAGATTGACGTGGGCTATGCAATTGATCATAGTGCCATCATTGGCTTAGATTCTCAAGAGAGGTAACAGAAGTACATGTTCAACGCATTCCTCGTCGCGTTAGCGCTGTTGGCACCGACGTATCAACCCACGCAGCAGGCATTCAAAGCGGGTGACATTCAGCCTGATCACACTCGCACCTACGTGATGCCGGCGACCAAGCGTGGCTATTACTACTCGGTCAATGTCAGGGGCCTTTCCAAGGGCGGTGATGTCGACTGCTACTTGTTGACCAAGAACACCGAAGGCAAAGGTTTTGTCATCAAGTACACTGATGAGAGCACGGCCAACAAGTGCAGCTTTGGTTTCTACGCGTCGGGCAATGACACGTACAAGTTGTGGTTGGTCAACAACGGTACCAGCGATGATGCCTTTGATGTCACCGTCACTCAGTGAGCGCGCCTATCTATAGCAATGAGGCTCACCCTACGTCGTCTACGACGATTGATACGAGAATTCGGTGTTGACGACACACTACGGAATGATGCTGGCTTCTTCATGGCAGGCGGCCTGAGTTCAGCGCACCGTGACCGTGAGAATACGTTGATGGATCCACCGCCCGGGTTGGGCAGTGACGCAGAAGAGACAGATGACGCAGAGAAGGATGGAGACATTGAAGACAAATCACAGTTCGCAGTCAGGGTTGACGACAAACGAGGCGGGCCGGGACGATCGGCTTGAAATGCAGGGTAAGGTCGAAGAGTGCATGCCGGGCACGCTGTTCCGGGTGCGCTGCGACAACGGGCACCTCGTCCTGTGTACCTTGAGCGGCAAGTTGAGGCAGAACCGCATCAGAATACTGGCCGGTGACGCGGTGACGTGCGAGTGCAGTCCGTATGATGTCTCGAGGGGTCGCATCACCTGGAGACGTACGTAATCACCGTGAAGTGGTTGCTCTATGTCTTGATTTTCACTGGCGCAGGTGTGTTGGGTTCCACCTGCACTTGGTTAGCATCGCGTGGTCGTACGTTCGATGCGGGTGTATTGACGTGGATGACGGTATGCACCACGTGGTTCATCCTCACTGACCTGCAGCTCGAACGTGCTGACACAACCAATCACCGTGTGACGTAGTAAGGCTAGGACGTTGTTGTACTACTGGTTGATCGAACGTAGTATGGCAGTATGAAATACGTCATCACTGCCCTGGTCGCCATGACGCTCGTTGCCTGCGCTTCAGGTCCCGTCTTCAATGAGGGTGCCGATCATGAAGAAGGCGCCGACATCCCGTGCCAGACACCCGGACAACCCCGTGCACAATTGGGTTGGCATGCATGTCGCCGTGGGCCCGTTGCCTGTTGCCCCGACGGTTATTCGTGCTCGGCCGACGATTTCGTGCCGCGTGCTGACGGCGCCTGTCGTTGGTGGGCCCCCACGGCGACGTCCCAATATTAAGGGAGAACGCGGTTGAGCCGCGACCTAATTAGAGTGTTGGGTAGGACGAGCACATGAAGACAACACTACGTCGCTTGAAGCAGGTCATCCGAGAAGCCGCGGGTGAAGAGCACCTCAAGTCTTACGAGAACGTCACAGTGGGTGACTGGTACAAGGAACGTCCTGAACCTCGCTTTCGTGGTGCACAGCCCGAAGCAGCCGACGTCGCACAGTTGGTCGACCTGTATTGGCGTGACTTTGGTGGCACTCACGGCAAGTTGTTGATGGCGACGCGACGTTTTCCCAGCGGGCACAGCACCAACAGCAGGTACGACGTGTGGATGGAGAAGTTTGAGGGCCCGGCGACGCCCGAAGAGGTCACCCAAGCGAAGGCACACGGTGATGCCAAACAGCGTCACATGGCTCGCACGATCGACACCTCACGCGAGGGCACCTGATGGGCGGGTTGATGCCTTACATCAGGCTCATCAACAGGAACAACCTGCGCGGTGACTATGGGTCAGAACTGACGGATCACTTCGACGCAAGGCTCACGCACCTCAATTGCATTCGGGGTGACATGCGGCGCTTTTAACGAGACTGTCGTTCCGAAGAGATGTTGCACCAGTACGCTCAACGAACGGGCCTCACCACTGACCAAGTGAAAGCCGTCCTCGATGCGTTGCTCGAGGCACCGTACGGTGATCCTGATTACACCCGAGCGTGATCAGCGCTTCACCCAGCAACCCCACAGCGCCCGCCTCATCACGTCCTCAGCGAAGGGCTCACAGCCATTGGCGGTCAGTGCGTCCTTGACGTTGCACCACTGTGATTCATACGACGGCCAGTCACCCACCAACGCCTGATCCTTGAGGTCATCGGGGTGCTTGACGTAATCATGGCACATGATGAGGTCACCCGCCTTCAGGTAGGCGCAGAACTCATTGACCTCGCGTTCCTTGGCACCCCCGTCGCAGAAGACGAGCGCCTGTATGGGTTGCGTCAAGAGCAACCGTAGGTACGTGCGCTGCACAGTGAACACGTCACCCAAGATGCGATTGACGTTGGTGCCCAAGTCGAAGACAGTGGGCACGGTGTCCTTGATGTCGAAGGTGTAGATGGGTGAGTGAGTGCTGATGTCATGGTCACGCAAGATCCGGGTGAAGCCTCCGTACAGAGTACCGATCTCAACGATCAGGCGGGGCGTGCCCATGGGCAACATCGCATTGAGCTGATCCAACGCTTCAAAGATTCGCCGTGATTGGGAGACACGCGTGCCCCTGTAGCGAAATAGGAAGCCACAGCCCGGGTTCTCATCGGGTGTCACGTACTGCATTAGATCGGCGCTCTTCATGTGGTCATCCTACACGGTGTTCGCGCGCTTGTCATCCACATCAATACGTGTAGACGTCATCGCCGATCGGGAACAGTTTACGTTCAAAGCGTGACTCGCCACTGTGAACGGCACGCGCCTTGACGCTGACCAACCTCTCATCGGGCAGCACATAGGCCCACAGCTCGCCGCCAAAGCAACAACCACCGTCGAGGCCCACCGCTTTCGGGGTGATCAATGGCCTATTGAGGACGCTGTGACCGAAGAAGATGCGCTCAGGCCCGTCCCAAAAGTGGTGCCAAAAGCGCCAACCTTCGTTGGGAGGAATGCGACTCGGCCACATCGACTTGTCGTTGATCCTCATCTGACCATCGGCACCAAAGTCGTAGGGACAGATGCACTGTATGTGGGTCAAGTGACGCACGGACTGGCGTTCGATGGGCACCCCTGGGAAGACGCCGGCATGGACGGCGACGGCGTTGAACTCTGGTAGACGCAGGTACAGTGGCAACCGCCTGAAGTAGTCGTAGTGCTCGGGACGGAGCTGTGACCGGGTGACGACGTGAGACGGGGGTAGCTGACTCGGCAGCTTACCAGTGCGTGCCAGTACGTCTTCATGATCGAGGTGCCGGTGTTCATGGTTGCCCAGGATGCAGGCGGGTTTGCCTTGTCGCGCTTCGATCCGCATCGCCAGGTCAACGCACTTGCCGCTCTCGGGACCTCGGTCGACGGTATCACCGAGGAAGATGACCCAGTCTTCAGGACGCGCCTTGCACTTGTCGAGCAGTTCTTGTTGTTCTGCATAACAACCTTGAACATCACCCACTAGAATTGTGCGCATTGCCATTTGAACCCATATGCTGTTTCTTTTTCACCAGTCAAACACGCCTTAATTGTATCTTTATGGGCACCAATACCCAGCTCTTTTAGAGCTAACACAGCGTGTTTAATTGATGAAAAGGTGGCGACGATATTGCCATTTAATGATAATTGATCAACTGCAATCCATGATGATTTCGTTTTCACTTTTGGAACATGAACGTCATCACCCGCCACTCTCCAATAAAAACCATGACTCAACATTACATGACCTATTTTAACAGGAATCACTCGTTGGGTGGCTTTTGTTAATCCTTGTTCACTTAACCATATTTGTACTGCGCTTCGAGAATCGTGTAATTCTAAAAACTGTCCATCAGTTGACCAACGTTCAATGCGTACTTTTTGTTGATTAGCACCTTGAGATCTATTTTGAATTTCTTCATCAGTGTACGGTGCTTTACGCCAACCAACGTGACTTCTATATTTATGTGCTTGACGAATTTTCTCATTTGTTTCAGGCGTTGGTTTCTTATGCGTTTGTGGCTTTCTCGTATAGAAGTCTTGTCCACCTACAGTAAGATTGTAACCATATCCACCCATTCTGATGTTAGTATTTAATTTTGCGATCCAATAACGTTCACGATCATTGAGTTGTTCATCAGAACATTCTTCAATGACTTCATATTTGAAATTTTCAAATCCATGTTTGATTAACGCACCCAAAATTGGTCTGCCCAATTTATTGTACTTTTTATGATGCGTTGCACCGTATTTGTAATTGCGCCAATGTATTTCTGGATCGACTTTTGATTGACCAACATACAGCTTATCATTGAGAATATTAAGAATCTTATAAATGTGACTCATTCTACCTTTAATATACTCTAGTTGACGTCATACTTCGATGCAGGCCAAGCCACGTCCTTGGCGACATCGATGCCCCGTGACGAATTGTCGGCGTAGGTAGGATCGAAGATCAGCACCTTGAGTGACTTAGGTAGTTCGGGACGTGCACTCACCGCGTACGTCGCTGCGATGGCCACGGGAGGTAGTTGCGGTGGCGCTTCGGGCGATGCATCCGCGAAATTACCGATGAATTGGGCCAACTTCGGAAAGTCAGCGAGGTACAACCAGACCTGAAGCTTGTCGATGATTCGTCTTAGCATGGAATCCATTGTACTCTGGCACTGCCCACAGTATTATCTGACCATGAGTGATGCAGTCGTCTATGTTGGCCTACCCGTGTTGCTGGGGTTGGCGATCCTCATCGACAGGATCCGCGACGGCAAGAGGAAACGATGAAACGACCCAAGACGATTGAGGAACGCACGGCACTGGCGTATACGTGGTGGGACTTGTCGAACGCGCTGTGGCTCGCCTTCGCGTGGACGGTATTGGTCGGCTTGTTGCTAGTCTGCGTGGCGTTCGGCGTGGGTCTGACATTGGGCGAACGTACCGGGCGCTACAACCAACGGTGCCTCGCCGCCGGGGGTGAAGTGCTAGCCACTGGCGCCTGTGGTCACATCACCTATGTCAAGGTTGGCACGCCGTGAAGATGTCGGAGCTGCGCCGCCTCAAGGCCGAAGTCGATGAGGTCATCGTGCTTCGCGACAACCTGCAGGCAGTGCAGGCCCGTTGCACCGAACTGCTCAATGCCTACCGCACCATGCGCTACGTACTCGAGGAGTGCGACAGGTGGTTCAGTTGCGGTACCGTCGGTCGGAGCGGTGCTATCCTGCATGACAAAGTCAAGCAAGCACTATCGGAGCCCAATCGATGATCGTCGTCATCGCCGCGATGCTGTCAGGCATTCCCCTCATCACCTTTTGCATCCTCATCGTGGTCGACATGATCGATCAGTGGCGCGCAAAGAAACAACGTGCGCGCAAGGCTAAGTGAGTGGGTCAAGGCGCTGGCGCTGCGCCTGAGGTGCAGCTTGGGCTGGCACGACTACGAACTGTTATTCGATCTCGACACCGACAGTGATGATGCTTTCGGTGAACTGTGGCACTGCAAACACTGTGAAAAGGAAGCACCAACGTGGCCATTATGAAGACGCTGTGGCACTGGTTTCACCCCGTCAATCGAGCGCCGGTCGCGCTGTTCGCGGGTGGTGAAGTATTCACCAACTTCGTGGCGATCGGCGCCTACACCAAGCACCCGTGGTTGACAGGCACCTGCCTCGTCGGTGCAGTGCTGTGCCTAGGCGCCTGCGTAATGATGTGCATCAAGGCAATGAAGGCACTGTACTCACAACCCTACGTCGAAGAACTGGAGACGCCGTGAAAGTCATCGTTGTGCTGGCCATTCTGGTCGCCCTATTCTTTGCCTTCGTCTACCGTGAGGAGAAGCCCAAGCCCAAGACGATGCGCGATCGCTTAGATTAACGTGAGCGTCCACTATGCTCACGTCGATGCCCGCGACATCAGGCCAGGGGACCTGCTGTTCGACCTGCAGGCACAACACCTACCAAGCATCGGTAGTATGCTGACGACGCGCGTTGCACAGTGCCTGTTGCTGGTGATTGGCAACCTGGAGTTAGAGGCACCAGACGTTCGCAAGGGTGCTACTTCTTGGTCGTCAACAATAGCGGGCAGGTGACCGAGAGGTTCTGCTATTTTGGCTCGGGCAATGACGTGGTGAGAGTTGATGATCGATGATCTCAATAATCGTCGATGATTTTCTGATTGCGTACACTACTTACTAGTGGAGTAAGCAATGAAAACATCGATTGTATTCGCAGCATTGGGCATCATCTTTCTAGCATCGGCGTGTGACGTAGGTCTTAGGACGCGGCCCGTTCACGTTGAGGGACAAGTTGAGGTCAGACACGACCGTGACAACCATGACCACGGTGACCACGATCGCGGTGACCACCACGACGATCACCGCTAAGACATCAGAAAGTACACGCAACGTGCCTAATTATTGACCATGAGGGTCAGGTTAGGCACGTTGCGTCGTTACTTGCACGAGGCGTTGTTGGCCGAAGTCTGGCCCGGGCAACCTTATGGCCGCAACACGTTAAGTCCTGACATCAATAACCGTGAGCAAATTGGTGCGCTCACCGCAAAAGCTCTCGACACAGTTGACGACCCAGATGGTTTACCCGATCACCTGAAGGAGCCCCTCGTTTCCCGAGAGGACTGTGAAGGGCCAGTGCCGCCCACCGCCGAGCCCGTGACAATCCACAGTGATCCATTTGCGAGGGACTTCTCGCCGGCACCGACAGCTGGCATCAATCGCTAATCACTTCGCCAACTTGTCGAACAACGGCAAGTCACCATTCTTGGTGATGCACTTGTCCTCATAGGGTGCCCACACCCGCCTGTACAACTCCGTCGCCACGTTGGTCAACACGCCCGACACTGTGGCCACGACGTGGTACCTGACCACACCGAACCTCACGTTGATGACCTGCATCACGAGCCTCGTGATGGTGTAATTGAGCACCCCCGCGAAGTCAGCGCTGTCGAACGGAGGACCGTCAGCGCCGGCGACCTCCACTACTACACCCGCTAGGTTGTCGATCAACGCGTCAAGTGGTGCTCGCTGTTCCTGCTTGATGTAGGGCATGACCAATCATCACCCACGTGCACACGGTGTTCACTCGGTGACGATCCGCCTGATCCAACCCAACGAACCCGTGTGCCAGATCACCGTGGGCCCGGGTCCCAGCAACTGATACATGTACCAGCCACCCACCGTTGCCATCTTATAGTCACGCGCCAACAGCAACCACGGTACCGCCCGATCGATGCCGGCGTTCGGATCTATGGAGAAGATGGTCCACCCATCGCCGTTCGGATTGGCGATAAAGAAGAAGAATGTCCCAACCTCGATGTTAGCGGGGGAAAATTCACGATCACGCATTGAATGCCATCATTGTTGACTTGCACTCATAGTCGGTGTAGTGACGTAGTTTACACTCGTCAGTGAAGACCGTGACGGTAGCCTTTGCGAGGTTGCCCACAGATCTGTCAGTGAACGGCTCAACACCGATGACCAGCGCGGTGATCCACTCGATGTTGGAGGCAGAGCTCTGCAAGCTCTGCAACATGTCGCCCGGTTTCAGGTTCTTTGCCGACCTCACTTGACAACCTCACACCATGTGCCGATATAGGCGTAACTATATGCCTCAACCTTGCCATTGTCAACCACAATGGTCACCCTATCATCAAAACTATTGACGTCAGGGTCATCGGGCACCGCAATGACGAAGGCGAAGTGCCATGGCACCAAGTCGCCTTTACCACGGTAGTGTATCCGACGCAGGAGATTACCTGGCACGGGCAGCATCATGCATGCCTGTCATTGATGACACGTAATTCACAGTCGCTCGACGACACCCAAATTGGTCGGCCCTTCCACAGGACGAGGTGTGCAGTGATAGCTCCGAGGTTGAACTTGATCTTCGGGGGCGCCAACTGCTGGCTGGCGATGTAGAGGCAATAGGTACCCGCGGGGATGACTCCCACCATGATGGCATCTACCTCAGTTCTTGTCTTCGCGCGATCGAACAACTCTGGCACACGCTTGGCTTTGATCGAGAACGAATCACGGAGTTGCCAGAGCTGTACTAGGTTGCCCGTCTTGAGATCGGTCACTGTCCGACTCCGCACCACACTCGCGAGCGTATTGCCTGATGAAGTCGTCCAAGTGCAGGCGTATGGTGCAGAGATCTAATAGTGTCAGTCGGCGCAAACCACGGGTGCCTAGTACGACAAATGAGTCGATGCTGTCGCCTACGGGACTGGTCACGTCGAACGCCGCACGGAAAGCGTAGCGATGGTTGGCATAGCTCGTTGATTCGAGAGCATCCTTCTTGACGACCTGATAGATGACGTGGTTCTTTAATTGCGACAACTTGTCGTCGACCGTGTAGACGCAGAGATCTCCTAGTTGTAGTTCGCACGATTCAAGCGTCCCCTTTAGCGATCCCGGTGCTGCCATCCTCAGATCTTACACCACGCTCAGGTCACCGCGTGTAAGGGTGTGTAAGGGTGTGTAAGGGTGTGTAAGGGTGTGTAAGGCCGAGGAAGTCTGCGGGCACTTGAAGCGCCGCGGCGAGCTTGCGTCTAAACACGTTCACATCATCATCGTCGAACAGCATGGGCATGCGTGACCACAGCACCTTCACCTGCTCGACACCATCGTCGTCATTGACCACGGCACTGACCACGACACCCAAGGAAGTATGGCGAAAGCTAACGTCACAGACGAGGTCACCGGGACGGGGTTGCCACGCCAGCCGCTCGAACTCGTTTACCTGTTGTCGACGATCGACGTGAACTATCAACGTCGTCCACGTGGTTGCCAGCTTCACTGCATCACCCTATACCACGTCACACACAAGTTCAGCGCACTCCAACTCACCGTCATTGATCCAGAACAGCTTGCCCTGTCTCAGGCAGACGTGCCACCGCTTAGGGACGCGCCCGCATCCGTCGTCGCCCGCAATGGGCATGAACTGTGGCACGGGCACTTCATGTGGACCCACGTCATCGGTGCTGACGATGACAAAGGTGTCGCCCGTCGTCATCGACAAGGTGGTGTATTTGTATGAGAAGCCTCGCTCGACCAGGCGAAAGGGCCACCAACCGCGCGCGACGCCGCAGGTGAATGTCCACATCCACAATTGACAGGGCTTTACGACCACAACACCCAGACATAATACGACGGGTATCGTGCGCGGGAAGGTGGGCGCCCAATGACGAGGCCCAAGCGCCTTGGGATCAACTCCGTGGATCGACACACCAGCGCGCCGGGTGCGATGTCACGAGCCCCTTGAAGCGCGGCGCACTTCGGCTCATGCGCCACAATCAACGCAAACTGGTTCACCTCTTCGAGCACGTCAGCACCTCACAGCCGTCGTCGGTGATCAACACCGTGTGCTCAAACTGTGCACTCCAACCCTTGTCGTAAGTCCGCACTGTCCAGCCGTCGGCCTCCACGTAGACGTCACGCGCTCCCAAGCACAGGATGGGTTCGATGGTGAAGACATCACCCACCTTCAGCACCGTCTGGTCGCCGCAGGCCCAGTGATTGACGTGTGGCTTGGTGTGGAACAGGGTGCCGATGCCGTGACCACCGAACTCACGCACCACGGTGCAGCCCCCTGCCCTTGCCAGTGGTTCAATCGCTTGGCCAATCGCACCCAACCTCACCCCGGGCCCGACAATGCCCACCGCCGTTTCCAACGCCAGCCGGGTCAGTTCCACCAATCGCCGTGCGTCGGGTGACGGGGTGCCCACGTAGAAGGTGGCGCTGCAATCGCCGAAGTGGCCGTCAAGGATCGTCGTCACGTCGATGTTGATGATGTCGCCGTCGCATAGGACGAGTGCACCTGGGATGCCGTGACAGACGACGTCATTGACGCTGGTGCAGACGCTGCGCGGGAAGCCGTGGTAGTTGAGCGGTGCCGGGATGCCGCCCCGCGCGACGGTGTGATCGTGGACAAAGTCGTTGAGGGCGGCCGTCGTCGAGCCCGGGCGAACGATGGCACCCGCCGCCTGCAGCGTGTCCGCCGCCGAGGCACATGCCTTACGCATCTTGCTTAGGTCGAAGGACTGCACCTCTCTAACATATTCAATCACCGCGCACTATACATCATCATCCTGTACCTGAGCAAACCGCGGTGATGAGATGACATTGGTGTATTCGGTCCGAACCCAACCCCATTTCACCTGAGCACCATGGGTGCCGATGATCCAGACCAACACCCAGTCCAAGTGCCGGTTGATGCCGATTACAAGAGCGCTGGTGCCGCCCGGCGCTCCGCCAATGTGAGCGCGCACGGCGGGCTTGGTATAAAGCAACGCGTAGCCATTGAACACGACGACATCACCAGGTAGCGCCCGTCGCCCGTGAAAATGTAGACGGAGGCGCTTGGTGAACGTCACGTCGGCACCAATATGATGCCGCGTTCAACGATCCAACCCAGCGTATTGCCCCACAACGCGTAGACAAAACCGTCTCGGTGAGCGATGACGACGCCCATGACGCTTGGCTCAACGTGGCCCACACAGTCGTTAACGCCCACATCGACCGACGCCCACACGGCCACCTTGAGAGAGGTCCAACGTGCGTCGAGTTGCACGAAGTCGCCGGGTAACCATTCGTGATCTATCATACGGGCGCCACGACGGTGTTGTCAACCCATGCCATGATGGCCAACTCCGACCAAAAGACACAGACGAGGAACTGGTCACATTGGCCGATGACGAGGCCCAACGCCCCCGCGGTGGGACGACCTACACGATCGTGATTGGTGACATCGTTGGAGGCCCACAGTGAAAAGATGTTGTTGCGTGGCAATGGCACCACCTTGACAAGGACACCGGGTAGTAACAGTGACCCGTTGTTCACGGCAAGAACCTCAACTCATCATTGAACAGCCAACCCACCTGGTCATCAACGAGGCACAGCGAATAGCATGTGCCCTTATTTTTCGGTGACTCTATGGCAATGACCAGCGCTACCATGTGATTTTTAGCCGCGATGCCCCGACCGTTCCACCATGCTTGGCGTTCATCGAGGTTCTCATAGAGCGCAGCACCCGGTCGCACGCCATATAACTTCCCCGGCCTTGTGGTGAGGCGTGAGTAATGTGACCTAGTCATCTTCACCATTGCATCACACCTTACGCAGGTAGCCGTCCGACACGTAGCCCAACACCGACGGCATTGACCACAACACGTAGGTGTAGTCCCGCCGACGATTGATGACGAGGCCTAGGCCACCCGGCATCACCACGCCTAGGCGACTGCGCACGACGAGGAGCTCGCCGGCGCTAACGGAGCTCCATACCGAAACGGGCTCATCACCGCGAACCAACACGATGTCACCGGGTGCGGGTGGCCTGTCGATGTAACTCATCACGAAGTGCTTTCGGACTGAGTGTAGCTCATTACTTGACCCTCACCAAGAACTTGACCAGCGTCCAGCCCTTTTTCATTGATGCACTGTCAAAGACAAACGCCCATGCAACGTCTTTTTCATGTCGCCCGTCGACATCGGTGATGGTTCGCTCTGCCAACAATAATCCGAACTTGAATGTCCCGGTCGCTGACACCATGCGAGGTACAAACACCGACGGCAATGGTTGATCCCACGTACCATGACCACCCACGTGTACGCTCCTCACCAGGTCACCCGTACGTAGTAACTTGCGGCCCATCAGTGCCTTCCGACGACGCGAAGGGCCGAGCCCCAGACCCATTTAATCCGCGGCTTACTGGTGTTCACTAGCACCAAGGTGGGATGCGAGGTGTAATCGGAATAAAGGCTCGGTACGGCGATCACCGCGAGGACGAGGGCATGCTTCTCGACGAACATTAAGGCACCTTCAATAAGCCCCGTCAAGAGGGCACGCGCTGGCACTTCCGTACCAAACACCGTGACTTGTCGACCCGGGATGGGATTCAGCCTCACATCGTCCCACAGCGCCACGGGGTGTTTACACGCGACGATGTCACCGGGCCTAATGTCGATCACGTGTTTGATGACATCGATCACGGCGCGGCCTCGATGCTCTCGAGCAGCACCCAGCCCAGCTTGCCGTCGTCATACAACACGTAGACGACGGTGTCACCACCCTTCTTGTGCATGGTGATGACCAGCGCCTTGGCATTGAGGCGACCCTGCAACCCACCGGCGAACAGGTTGCTGTCGTCACCACCGTTGATGTGACTAAAGATGATGCGCGGCATGTAGGGCACGGGCACCACCAGGTCGCCGGGCTTGATGCAGGCATCAGGCGACCATTGGTCAGCTTTGGCGTCGATCATGGCACTTTCTTCAGGTCAGCTGCCCACATATAGCCAACCTCGCCACCGAGGAGTACGAGCACCAAGCCCAGATTGGCTCCATTCCATGGAGCACCTAACCCGCATCGGGAAATGACGAAGATCAACCTCCCGTCGATTGGTACGGACCTCACACAATCACCCAAGATGAATGCATCTTCGCCTAGGTCCTGGTTGGTGTCGGGATCACGTAGTCGGACACGTTCAATGCTCGGGCTAAAGGCTCCAGGTTGGCCGCGCGACCCCATCGTCACCCAATCACCGTGATCAAATTGAGTGCGGAGGGTGTACATCGGTTCTTCACGATTGTAAGGCCCATGACGTGGGCCTTTGCTACGGTACATGACGACTTGGGACGGCATCACTGCGATCCTAGGCGATCATCCCACCAACCGTCGTTGTACGAGCCACCGTCGGGCCCGCCGGGCCGCATCGAACCCGGCGTGATGCCATGGCCACAGTCGGTGAAGCGGTGCAGGCGTTCCCACTGGTTGCCGTTGTTGACGAAGACGCCGACGACGACGCAGTCCTGCCCGTGGAGCGAGAACTCGGCCTCAACGCGCAGGGTGACGTTGGCACCCGTCGCGCGGGGCGGGTCGGGCGGAGCAGGCGCCGGCGTACGTACGAGAAAGCTGGCGAGTACAATTCCAGCTAAGCCCAGGCCACTGATCCACAGCCCGTGCATGATGGTGTTGTATGCCTTCACTTTGACACCTCTCTCCGCAACCCCCACCCGCGTACCACGCACGTGAAGATGAGGCTTCCGACCACGGCGGGCGCCAGTGTTGCCAACCACGGGATCACGCGGGCACCATGGGAGGCGGGGGCGACGTCGGACAGGTGTTCGGGTTCGACGCCTCGCACAGTACATCGCGCTCGGGCAGGGTGTACTCCGTCGTCACCTCATCCCAAGTGTCCTCGGGCACCAATTCTTGGCCCGTCGGAGTGGTGACGATCGACAGCATGTCACTGTCTATGTCAATGTCGACCGACGATGGTAGCTTACCACGCACGCTCCTGAAGGGTTCATCGAGCTGATTGATGTCAACCATCGGCGTCTCCTCGGGTGCGGGGTACCAAGTATTCATCGAGGCTGACGCCGTCCTTCAATGCCCACACGATGCAGTTCGGGCAGGCCTCAATGACCTTGCTGGTGGCGTAGAAGGTGATGGCGCGGGCAGCGTCCTTGAAGACGAAGTCTTTCGTCTCGATGTCACGGCCACAATAGGCACGACCGCTATAGCGTTGAATGCAGGCCTGCGGCGTCTTGTGAGGTGTGGTCATGTGACAGCCGCCGACCGATTGCGCAGCGCCTCGAGCTCCCCTAGGTCATATGACCCGGTGTTATCGACGTCGGTGTCGCGGACTGTCACCGCCGCATGCTCGGCAGTTGGGTGCGCCTGCATGAAGAGCCGTGCTGCCTCGCGGCGTCCATCGCGGACTTGGTTGGTCAGCAGCTTGCTCAGCGATTGTGCCAGCGGCTCGCCGTTGGTGTCCAGCGACATCGGATCGACGCCGGCTTGAAACAACCAGAGGTGGCTCATGGCCAGGTGACGGCGTTCAGCGCTCATCGGAGACCTCCGGGTCTGCATTGGTGTCGTCATCGACGCCATCGTTGGTGTGGTGGCGCTGCTCCTTGCGGGGGTATTCGCCGTTCTCGTCGGGCAGTTGAAACTTGATGTAGGTCGGTGCGCTGTCGGCACCCTCTTCGGGGATGTTGGAGACGCAGATGACCTTGATCGGGCCCATGTTGAAGGAGAAACTCAACGTCTCGGTACCCCGACGCGTCGGCCTGATGACATTGTTGACAACGATCTGTTTCATGTTGCACGTCCTTTCTTGGCGGCCTTTTCGGCCTCAATCACTGCCTTGGGTCGATTTTTGGTGCCCTTCGGGCGCCCTTTTCCTCGTTTGCCGGGTTGTGGCACAGTTGGCTGCACCTTCACTTCGGTGACGATGAAGGGACTGCCCTTCGCCGGCGCCAACTTGAAGCACGCCAGTCCGTCCTTGAACGAGGCCCACCGTGCCCGCGGCGACCTGAAGTCGGAGTCCTCATCGTACAGCGACACCATGCCGGTGTCATCATCGATCGACCTGACGCGGCCGACGATCGTCTCCAACCACGGCAGGCCCTTCAACAGGGAGGTGCGGGTGTCGACGACGATGCGATCACCGACGTCGAACAGGACGACTGACGAGCCGTCGCCTAACACGGCGATGCCGTCCTTCAGGTGCTCGATGGGAGGGCGCTTCGACTGCCAGCGCTGGTGGCGTTCGGCGCGGGATAGACCCACGTCGGCATCGGGTTTTGAATCGTCAGCATCGCCGAGCGACCCTGACACAGGGGTCTCATTCATTGCAATCTCCTTCGCAGCAGTTCCAACCTATGATCTAACTGTACCACGGACGTGACCGAACTTACACCCAGGAGTTGACGAGCGAACGTTCGAAGTGAGTCAGCATCCACGTAGCATCCAGCACCTTGACCAAGTTGGCAGGGTCTTTCACCCCGTATGCTTGCCTCTTGACGCCATTGGGGAGCGTGAACTCGACCCGGTTGGTCGTGGGATCAATGACGGTAAAAGTTGTCGTTGCTGCTCTCTTCACCATGATCTAACTCTACCACGGTTCACCAGGGACTTACACCGTCCACGAATTATACTCGAGGTGTAATTCCTCGGGCCGCCCATGTGGGCGAGGTATGATACCCCGTCCCAGCACCCGTGACGACACGGTGGGCGGTCTGTGGGTGGTGGTTCCGTCACCAGGTGGGCCTGGCATACTGTCGGGTGGGCATGTCATCCCAGTCGTCCGGGGCACCCACGGGATGCGTGGTCGAACGTGACAGGACGTCACGGGAGACGCTTGGTGCGTTCCTGACGGCGTCTCTTCGCGCATCGTCGAGGAGGATCGCCAGTGAACCCGCGATGGCGGTGACTTCGGCCTCTGACTTGCCGTCATCGAGGCCCGTCTGGTAGATCCACAGGTGGGACAGCGCAAGGGTGCGAACATCGTGACGATTGTTCTTCATCATGAATGTACAGTACCACACTTGACCACGGCGCTTGCACTCTGCGCGGGAGGGTGGTACAATTGAAGCATGAGAACC